TTCTGAATTAGCTACAAGTGTAACACCTGTAGCATCTACAATATCTACTTGTAAAGAAGCATTACCACTATTGTAGACTTTATTAAGTATTTCTCTTTCTAAAAATGTTAAATTTCCCATAGTCTTACCCTGTTACCACATAACAAAATTTATTACCACTTCCGCCCTGACCTTCAATATGTGCATGAGTAGCTCCATTTGGAATATAAAATTTTTGCATTTTATTTGCCTCTATTCTAAGTGAGTTATTCCCATTAGCATCTCCTGATGTAGTGTCAAAACCTATAGAACTTAATTCTTCTGGGAACACATATAGTATAGTATGTCCTGTAGGTAATGCAATATTTATTTCATCATTGGTATCACTAGTACAAGTCTGCCCTCTAGTCGCTTCAGTCCAGGCAGAAGCATACTCAGAGTTCAATGCTTGAGTACTATTAAACTTTAATAGGTTCTTCTGAACTGACATTATGTTGCCTCCGTATAATCGGTTAATTCAGCCATAGAAGTGGCTGATGTTGTTAATTCTGTAAAACTTGCAGAGACTGTATTCACTAGCTCAGTTATAGACTTAGCGTAGGAGGACACTTCAGATATTGATGCATTAGCAATTTGATTTTCAGTATAAGAAGGTTTAGTCAATACAATCTCTGTCATGATTCATCTTTGTCTCTAGTAGAGTAAACAGTAGGCTCAAAGCCTTGTCCTTTAATTACAACTTTCTCTGTTCTGCCTGTATTAGCATATCTTTTTCCTTCTCTTACTCCCTTTTCAAATTGGTTTTCCCAATATTGTGCTGCTGCTAAAGATTCTATATTTAATTCATACCCTCTTTGTATAGCTTTAGCTACTACAGTATGTTGGAATTCTTCTGGTAAATCTGGAGTTTCGTTATATCCAGTTGTAGTATTAGATGCTCCAGTATTAGCATTTATAAATAAATTAGGTTTTTTAATTGCAAATATAGTAACCGTTTTTGCTTCACTAGGAGAAGAGTATGTATTTTCTCCAGAGGATACAGATCTTTTAACTATAGCTATAGCATCTCTATCTATAAAGTATGCAAATGTTCTATTTTCATAACCCATTATGTTAAATCCCTTATCTCTGGTTTACTACCTAACCTTGGTATATCATATCCATCGTAATCAACAGATATTATTTCTAGTATGTCATCTGATAATCCATAATATCTTTGATCTGCAATAGTATCAAATTGAAATGCTCCAGATAACATTCTTGTTCTTCTAGAGAACTCAGTCATTGCAGCATTAAGCCACAATCTAATTTGAGTTTCTGAAGTATTAGGGTGATGTTGCCTAACCATTTCTATCATTTGTTTTTGTGTCATTTTTGTTGCGTAACCCTTTGTAATTCTTTTTCATAATCTTGTTTTAACTGCGCAGCAAAACTTGCAGTATTTGTAGCAAGTTCTATATCTTCATTACTTTGATTCTCAGAAGCAAGTTTAAACATAAATTTAGCTGCTGTACCAAGTACGACTGCATATTCAGCTCCACTTGGAAAACTTGAAATACTTGTATCCCCATGTGCAATGCTTGATGGATAATCATATTTAATGATCTCTCCATTCTCACTACCTGTAGGTTCTGGTTGAATTACTAACAATTTACCTTTTAGGTAGAATACAGGATCTCTTTTTTGAGTAGTATCTGAAAAATAAATACTACCAGAATCTGTAGCTCTACCATGTTGTCCATAAGCTATTTCGGTAGCATAATGACTATCTCTGCTTACACTTAATATTCTTTTATTAGAAATATCATAAGAGTTAGATGTGATTGATTGTACAGTTGCATTTCTTAACAATACATCTTTAGGTAAAACATCAGATACTTCACGAGCTGTTGTATTTAACATATCGTTTAAACCATCTGCATCTGAAATAGTTCTGCCTATTATATCTTCTACTTGTAATTTAAATGTTTGCATTTATTCCTTTAGGATTATTGAGGCTACTGAGAGCTTTTACATGCATGCAGTAACCTCAATAATTTATCCATTTTAGCCTGAGTGAGCTGCTCCGTTGTCAGCAACTGCTGCATGTGTTACATAGTAATTTGTTCCATCACTAAGCACATGAATCCAGTCACCTACAACTGCGTTACTCGCAACAAATGTTACTTTGTCAGAGTCAGCTGTAATAGCTGTATTAGTGTCACCCATTTCTATACCTACCATCTTATCAGCTGTACCACCAACGACATCAAAGTCATTACCACCAGCAGTACCAAGAATGAACTTTGCTTCCCATCCTTTTGTGGTTACTGCAGGGATAGTGATATCATAAGCACCAGCTTGAGAGCAGATAAAAGTTTTTCCGCTATCAGCAGGGCCTAATGTAGTACTAGCTGCTAAAGATTCGATACTCGCACTTGTTCCACCTATAAATGGTCTAGCCATATTAAACCTCCTTAATCAGTTATTTTAAACAACTTATGAGATTCAATTAAGGTTATTCCAAGACCTTCATCAGACATGTACTGATCTTTTACTCCGTCAAATGCGTCATCAGTTTTAATGTTAGTCTGATATACTGGAGGTCTGTATACTGCATGAAATAGATTCTCTTCAGAAACTACACACATGTATTTAGAATAAGGCCCACGCAATACAGGAGTTGGAATCAACATTAACACACCATGAGGTGTTTCTAATTGTCTATAGTTGAATCCCATGCTACTACGTTCTGAAGGCCCAATATCAATATTCCAAGCTGAGTTACCTGCGAATCCAGAAGCACCATCTATCTTAGAGAAGTAGCTCATAGCTCCACGACCAGCAAAAGCCATTTTCATGCCTTGTTCTGGTATGTATTGAAACACCTTTTCCATATCATCTACAAAATTACTGTAGTTATAAGTAGCTTCAGATATTGTAAATACGTTCTGATCATCACCACTTGTTGCACCATACTTACCTAATGCTGTTACTAATCCCATTGTAGAACGAACTACATTTCCATTAGCATCAGTTATTGCATGTTCAGCAAATGTTTCATCAGAGGTTCCATCACGTGAATCTTTAAGACCAGTACCAATAGTAGAACCACCAAATAGGAAAGCTCTTTCTTTTTGAATCTTATGTTCTTGTGATTTCTGTAAACGTAATCTAGCTAATTCAGATGACTCACCACGTAATGCTGCTGCCTCTAGGGTACCAGTAATTTGTAGGGGAGTTTTAAAGATCTGAGTACTATTGTAAACAACCTTTAGTTCATCTGACCATGCTTCAGGAGCAACTGTTCCCTCACCATGTGCATTACCAACTACTCTAAATACATCATTGTCTGCAACATCTAAAGCAGCAGAACCTAAGTTTTTGTATTTAACAGTATTAGCATCAACTACAGTTGTAATTAAAGCTTGACCTCTAAGCGTAGTTCTGGTTGTATCCCAAACTTCACACTCTAAGCCAAGATATGATGAATCAGCAGATGATGCTAATCCAACAATACCATCAATATCCATCTCACCTGATTCTGTGTTACCTGCTGCTAGTGATGCAACATCAGTTGCAGAGACAAACTCTTGGTTTTGCCAAGGATTTCTATGTTCAAACATTTTGAAAAGCGGATCAATTGGTGTACGCTGTTCCTGATTAGCCACGATTGTTGTAAATGGTGTTACATCAGTCCAAAGTTCCTTGACAACTTGAGGACTGATATAAAAATCTCGTCTATCAGTAAAAAGAACACCTGACCCACTAAGGTTTTTAGTAGCCATTGTTATTTCTTCCTTATTTTACTTTGTGAAAGTAAAGCAGCATTAAACAAGTCTTGATCATTCATAACTGGTTTGCTAATTCCTGTTTCCACACTTGGTGTAGTAGGATTTTGCAAAGCCTGTGTAGCTTGACTAAACTGTTGTTTCTTCTGCTCTACGTTAATTTGTTGTTGTGTTGGAGCGTTCTGTATATCAAATAATTTTGCTAAAACATCTAAAGTTACATTATTAGGGTTTGTAGCCCAGCCAACAAAGTCAGCTGCTTTCATATCATCCCAACCATATTGATTCTTAACTGTAGAGTATGCTTGATTTAACATCTGTTTTTCTTGTTGCTGAGCAAACATTTTATCTTGCTCTTGCAAACGTACATATTCTACTTTCTTAAGATAGTCATATCGTTCGTCTTGATACTTTTCTTTATTCATTCGATATCTAAATGAATCACTCTCAGGATCGTTATAGGCTTCCATTTCATTGTAGTTCATTGGTTTCTCTGGTGCAGTTGGCTCCTTCAAAGGATCAGCCTGTGGCTGGGGCTGGGTTCCTTCGGAGACTGGGCTTGTAGACATGGTATCAACAGCTCGTTTATAAAGTTCAAGCTCTTTCTTCATGCTATCTGCCTCATTCTTGGCTCTGTCTGCTTGTGATTGCCAATATTGCATCCTATTAGGATCCTCTTTTGCAGATACATCATTTTGCATCTCAGCAACCTCATTGCCTTGTGAGGTTTGAGTTTCTGTTTCTTCGAATTTAGTAGTCTGGGTAATTGATGGGTTAGGTTGTACTGTATCTGCACCTGTATCGAAAACTTCTTGAGTTTCCATTTGGGGTGTGGTTACTTCCTGTACATCAGCATTACTTACGTTTTCCATTATTCCTCCAATGGTGTGATTTGGTCATTTGTAGCATCTTGCTCAGCAACGACCGATTTAACTTTCTTTAACTCATCTTCTGTCCTTGCCGCGTAAAGCTTAGATGCCATATCAGCCCTATTGGAAGATTGATTAAGGTTAGCTTTGTATTTTTCAACTTCGACACGTTGACGTGCGTGAACCAGCTCACGTCTAGCTGTTTGCAGGTCTCCCTGTAAATCTTTGATTTGCTTATCTTGACCTTGTACTTGACTCATTAGTTTTTGCATTTTTGAATTTCTATTTAAGACATCTTCAACATTAGCAACATCTGTTTGTTTAAGTACTTCTAATTGATCAATAATTCCATTCTTATATAAATCCATATAATACTCAAACCTAGCATATCTATTAGATGGTAGGGTAGAACCAGATACAACCAATACATCATATTTACCAACTGTTATGTCGTTTAGTTTTCCTAGAAACTGCCCACTAATTTGATCGTAGACAGGTTCATTTATTTTTACTTCTTTTGGTTTATGGTTTGGTTGTAATAATCGCATGACTTTCATAGTGGTATAAGTTGCTTGAATAAATCCTACTACTACCTTAG